TTATGCACGCTTAAGCGCGTAGCTGAGCGTTACTAAGCGTTTTTCATTCGTTTATTGAGCAATCGGCAATTTATAGGCACAAAAAACCCCGCTTTTAGCGAGGTGTTGTTATTTGTAGGCTTTAAGGGCTAGGCGTGGCTACGTGTGGTGGCAGGCATATCGTATAACGTAAATATCTTTCTCAAGCCCCTATCCCAAGTGATTGTAACGTCACCACCATTAGGCATAAAAGGCATACCAAAACCATTACCGATATAAGTAATTAAATCACTCGTATCATCCTTACCGCTATCTTTGTATAGCACTAAGCCGCCTACCATAGCACCAGTGAGATACTCAAAGAACACATCATCTGCGTCAGCCGCATCAAAAACAAATCTCTTATTGGTTAGTGGTACCGCTCTATCGACACGCGCCGATAAAGGAATATCCGATAGAACGCAATGCGAGCAAGCATCAAAGTTATATATCTGCGTATTAACAAACACAGCTTTAATATTATCGTTAACCCAATCTATCGAGCCGTCTTTTATTTTAACCATGCCGTTCAAATAAAACTCGTTACCCATAATTAGCTCCGTGGTATCTAAAAAGCAAGCTTAAACCGTCTGCTGATTTTTTGACAGTTCTCTTATTGCCTTACGCATATTCTTAAACTCAAGCTCCATATTAGCCGTAGCATGTGCGGCATGATGACCGATCTCAATATTACTGTACTGCATAGCGTCGCCCATCATCTGCTTACCAAGCTCTCTTGCCTCTTTTGGTGTGAGTATCAGTACCAATCGGTCAATCTCTATCACCACACAGCCATCATTAAGCCCACTGCGCGTTATTACCCTTGCCGGCTTGTGAATGATGGTTGGCACATAGACGCCACGCTGAATACGATGTATCTCACCGTCGTTAGCGAGTGTGCTTAAATTATCATCAATAATCGACTGCTTTAAGTCGAGCACGTTTGACAGTGTTTCGCGTGTGACTATCTGCTCTTGATTATACAAATCAGTAACCGCGTCCAATACTTTTTGTCTATTCGTTATCTGCATGTGATTCCATCCCTAAAGTAATATATAATCAACATGCGATAACAATGCTCTGTTACTTGCCAGCCCAAGCACTCATGCGACCAACATGGGTGCTTTTTATTTATTCAGCACTCACAAACTCGCCCAAAACAGCATTACCATCTACCTGACCATGCAACCAAGCCATATCACGCGAGTTATCAATCACAATGTCACCAGGCTTAAATGCAATAGGGGTCTCTGATACGTGACTACCTTCGATGCCACCACGTCCTACTAGGTGAATCAGCACACCATGCTCACGCACTAAGTCCGCTTCATTTTCAAAACGAACATCAGGCACTATCACGCACTTGCCAGCATTCAAGCGAGCAAAAGCCTTTACCCAAATATCACCATTAATCATGTGGCGGCCCCATTCAGTGCCTAACGTCTGCATCATGTGACGTGGCGTAGCACCATAAGTATCATCAATCACCGCTTTGGCATCGTCACTACAATCCACGCCAATAACAGATAACATCGCTTTAAGCGGGTCAGCGAACGATGAGCGCAACCAAGTGCCATCTAAGTTATCTAGCATATAACTGGCAAGCGTGTCTTTGCCGCTGCGTGCCTGTCCTGCGATACCGATTAGGCGCATCTTTTTGTTTTTTCGTTGTAAAAATTCATTTTTTTGCTGACAAAACAGACATGCGCCGCCATTTTCACTGTCAATTTTCTGCTGCTCGCTGTAATCGCCATAACTTGTTTGGCAGCTAGCACATGTTATTAACTCACCAAACGTCTGCGCTGGCGTGTCATCGTTGAATGTGTCGTCAATTACTACTGGTGCTGGCTTGTCTGCTTCGTGCAATTGATAACTGCTAAGCAAGTCAATCACACTCATCTTATGAACAGCCCTGCACCCTTCGTCGCTGTATAAAATATCAACTCCCTTAATTGTACGGATTTTGATATAACTACCGTCGAGATTGTTCTGCCATAGCCCTGTTTTGATATCAGTCATTGATAGCCTCCTTGCCTTGTTCTATCAATGCTGCATCAATTAACAAGTCTCTGCGCTTGCTAGGGCTGTCAGACGGCAATACAGTTAATTTACTAACCACACTCACCTGACCGTCAATTTCAACCACACCTGACACCGTGCTTAATGTCCCAACTAGCATTTCTATGTGTATATTCATGGTCCATCCCTGTGTTGTTATCGTTAAAACTCCTGAACATCCCAACCGCCACCATTCTTTTTCGTCTGTTTCATAATCGCAATAAATCTAAAAGGAAATTTATCAGCAGCTACCTTAATCTTCACTTTCGCATCGTCTGTCCAAAACCCTTTGACTTCATGTATTTCTATCTGACCATCTGATTTCATGACCAAAAAGTCTGGCTTATAAAACGTCTTATCTGCTAACCGTAAATTAACGCTATCAAATGAGTAGTAAGCGATTTCACCAGCGCTCTTCAGTAACTCCAAATGCTGCGCGTAGGCTTTCTCAGTGCCATTCATCTGCCCTGATTTCATGCGACCTAATGCTTGTATGCTTTTATTCATAATCCCTGAAACTCCTCAAATCTACCCTTAATTAATTTATAACCCATTGGGTTTGAGTCATCACGCTCAAGATACCCAGCTTCTACCAATTCTTTAAGCGTGCGCTGCTGTGTTCTACTTGTACCGCTCATAACTCTTGACAACTCATTACGACCGACCCAACACGGATAACGTGCTGCAATGTGCCGCAGGACTACAAGCCGCTGTTCAAAAATTGACTGATTGACGTTCATAGCGCTTTATTCCATTTTCTAATTTGATGTTGATTTCGGTATTTATTGAGCTGTAGCGTTTTTTCAGCTGCTGTGTGATTGGTTGTGGTACTCAGCGGTTTGCACTACTTTGCCACTTGCGCGGTTTTCTGTATATTTACTCACTCTTCAATTACTCCCCATTCTTTATCGCATCCGACAAATGCACTAAAATCACTTGCGCTCATTTCGTAAAAGTTTGTGACGGCAATATCATCTGCAATCAGCCATGCTTTTTTTGCAACTCGCATAATATCTTCAAAGGTTACTTGCTCTGGCTGCTCAAAAATTAACGTCTCATTGATGACTGTGGGCCATACATGTTCTGGTAATGTCGAGCGCGGGATGCTAATTTTTAGGAAGGCAACAAAATAGCGATCAGGGTGTGCTTTTTTATATTCAGCAGCAGCAAATTCTTCGGCGCTTTTTTGCTTATCAAGCCATTGTTCGAACTTCCACGCTCCACGACCAGGCACCTTGCTCATACCGCCTCCTGCGTATCTGCTAGTAATCTATCGTAAGCGGCGACACGTGATTCGCCCGGTTGAGTATGACGATCAACTAGCGCATAACTCTCATCTGTGGTCATGCCAGCAAACGGCTGACGTTTGAGGCCATTCAAAAACAAAGGTTCATCTGTGCCTGTGGGTGTGGTGCTGTGACTGGGGTGATAAACATTTGGAATATCGCTGTCATGACGTGTTGGCTGGTTGGCTGTGCTGCCGCTCCAATCCTCATTATCGATGTTAAACGTGCCTTTGGCTTTGGCTTGGCGTGCTTCGTTAGCAGTGTGCCTGTCAACTTCACCCATCAGCCATTTGCGCAGTTTGGCTTTGCGATTGGCATCCGTCTTAATCGGTTTACCAAGTAACGCCTGCTCAGCGTAATGTGCCTTGAAGTCCTCGATGTGCATGGTGTACTGAGTGCCAGTGAAGCTCATTTTCTTGCCAGCGGCTAACAACTGGTCCTGCATCTGTTTGAAAGTCGGCGCTTGCCAGTTTTCAATATCATCAGCGTTTTGATTGCGAACCTCGTCTGCCTTGGTCACTGGTTGAGTGGCTACCGCCTCAGTTTGCTGTGGTGGTTGGGTTACGGTTGGCAGGTCAGCAGCAGTAATATCATCCAAAGAATTATCAGCAGCAGTCACGGCTTGTGTGGGCGTCTCTCTCTCAATTGGTTTATGGTTATTGGTTAATGGTTTATGGTTTATGGTTATAGCGTCTTTTCGCCCGTTACTTTCGTTAGCGTTTTTAGTTTCGCTTTCGTTAGTGGTGTTCGCTTTAGCGTTAGCGGTTTCGTTAGTGCCGTTAGTGCTGTTAGTGCTGTTAGCGTTTGCTATATCTAAAGCGGCATCACTATTGAAGTGTTTACTGTATAACTCTCTAAGCATTGATATGCCTGTCTTGAGCGTTACTTTCTCACCCA